ATTGTTTTAGAACAGATAGAAAATATAACAAATTATGAAACATGTGATATTATATTAGAAAAATTATTTGATACAAATAAAAATTTTATAATAAATTGTATTACGAATAATATTTAAACAGATAAAAATATTTTTATTAAAAATGTCATTAATAAATGATTTTAATCAATTAGATGAGAAATTTGATGGTATAAATTTAACTTTTTTTACTTTTTTTATGATGTTTCAAGTAACCGAAGATAATAAATTAATATGGTGTGGATACCCAATTATTAATGAGAATATTGATATATTTGTTGAATATATTAATGAGCAATTAAAATGGGTACAAGATGGGATTATTACTTTGCCAGATTATGATACAGGTGATTTTATACAATATAAAGTAGAACGTCAAAGAAGAATTACATTTTTTGTAGATACATTATATAAATTAAAATTTAGTGAATTTTTAAGTAAAAATGATACCGTTAGTTTAATGGTATTGAAAGAAATTAGAGAAATGTCTAAACTATAAATTACGTATAAAACATAAAAATAATTTCCTATGTTGTATATGCATTATTTAATATTTGGTAAATTTACTATAAAACAAAATATGTTACCAAATAATGTAAAAGTTTTATTATGGGATAAAAAAGCAATGATTAATATGTTTGCAAATAGATATAAATATCATAGAATAAGAGATAATAAATGTATAAATGATTATAATCTTGATAATGTTAAAATGTATAGATTAGATGAACAATTTGATATGAGTAGTGATATTATAATGATTGATCCAAATGAATTAAGAGAATATAATTATTACGAAGAAATAATTATGAATAAGACATTAATAGATACAATAATACAAATAAAAAATAAATTTAAAGATACAAATATAAATATTTATTTATTTCCAATGTTTGAATAATTAAAAATATTTTTTTACTATATCTAACATGTTATCAGATAAAGAAGTTTCTATAATAATTGGTATATTTGCTTTATGAACAAATTTAATGAATGAACCCAGTCCTTTCATTTTTATATGTCCTTTATTTAATATTGCATGACGATCTAAATGACTATTTATTTTATATTTACTATCATTGAGATGTATTAAATCAACATATTTCCAACCAATAATATTATTAAATAATATTATAAATTCTTTTACTTTTTCTGGAGTTGTTATATCATATCCAGCAACAAAAATATGACATGTATCAATACATATACGTAATCTTTTTTTATCTTTTTCTGAAAATTTATCATAAATTATTTTAAATTCTTCTAATGTATAACCTAATTCAGTGCCTTGACCACAAGATGTTTCTAATAAAATTTTAGTTGTAATGGGAGAATTTTCAAGTGCAAATTTAATATTTAGATACATATTTTGAATTGCTTCAGATTTATCTAAATGTAAATATTTGCCAAAATGAATCACTAATCCAATTGCATCTATTTTATGACATATAATTAAATGTTCTAGTAATGATTTTATGTACCAACTATTTTTATGAAAATCTTTAGCCAAATTTAATATATAAGGCGCATGAATAACAATTTTAACATCTTTTTGTTTTGCATAATGATTTAATGCATATAATTCTTCGTTACTTCTAACAGTAACATTTCTTCCTTTTGGATTTGTTATAAATATTTGAATGAAATTTCCATTTAGTTCTAAAATTTCATTTATTGCGTTAAAAATAAATTTAGAATATTTAGAAATTCCAATATGTGTTCCTAAATAATATTTCATTAAATATTAATAACAAAATAATTATAAAAAAAAAATCTTTATATATATATATATAAATATATATGTCAGCAACAGGACAAACAACAACAACAACAACAACAACAGGAAGAACTGTTATAGAAATTAATGATGAATATTATAGTAAATCAGGATTTTTATTTGAATCCGATGGAGTTGATATAAAATATCAATGCAAATCGATGATGACAGATGATAAAGGTAAACCAATGTTAGATCCAAATACAAAACAACCAAAATTTCAATTTGATTTAAGTGACCCATTTAAATGTCCTTTTGCACCAGATGCAAAATGTATTTTTGCAGATAAAATCTTTAATGAAGATACATATTCTACTTTGGATTTATTAGATGGTATGGCTGAAGCACAAAATAATTCATTAAAAATGAAACAAAAATATGTATCATGTGTTAATTCAGATACTGATGGTAATGTAATTATATCAAATACAACTAATCCAACAACAGTAAAAGTATTTGAATATACTATAAGTGTACCACATCACAAAGATCCAACTACTATAGATAAACGAACATATATTGTCAATCCATCACAATGTGGTTTAATGAATTTTTCAGAAATGATTAATACTACTACAATTGATGATATACCAACATTAAATAGAAATTATTTTACTAGCAGTAAAGGCAATAAACCAATGTTTACAGATGTAACAGATGATTATTTATATACTGAATTAAATATTATTAATGTAAACGATCAAGCGAATGGTAAAGCATACAGTGATATATGTACTAGAGCTACTGGAAGCAGACCAGCAGCAGAATATAAAGTAACAACAGAAGTTCCATTAGGAGGATTATAAATTTATGAATTATAAAAAATGAAAAATATAATTAATAGTATAAGATAAAAACATTATAATAGTTTAATATAATGTTTTTAATTGATAAATTTTTAATAAAAAATAAAAAAGACATAATATTTAATCAAGATACATATAATGATATATTTAAAAAAGATTTTTTAGATAATTTAACACATTTAATTATACATGGAAAAAATGGCACTGGTAAAAGAACATTAATTAATTGTTTAGTTAATGAATTATATGGTAATATTATTACTGAAAAAACATTATTCAATGTTAATACATATGGAAATAAAATGGATGAAGTATTATTAGAAAAAAGTCCATATCATATAATTATTAAGCTTAATAATTCAGCATTTGATAGATATGTATTACAAGATGTTATTAAAAATTTTGCACAAATAGTTACAATTAATATGAATAATAGTTATAATTATAAATTAGTTATAATAGATTGTATTGATAAATTATCAAGACAAGCACAAAATGCATTGAGACGTACAATGGAAGAATATATGGGTAATTGTAAATTTGTATTTATTTGTTATCAATTACATAGAATTATAGATCCATTAAAAAGTAGATGTAGTTTAATATCATTACCTAGTCCGTCGGAAGATGATATATTTAAGACATTGTTTCATATATCAAAAATTGATTCAATACCAGTTAGTATAGGTAGATTAAATCATTTATCTAAAATTGCAAATAATGATATTAAAAATGGAATATGGGCACTTGAATATTATCAACATAATATTTATATTAAAGATGAATTAAATTGGCATAAATATGCTCAATTAATTTTAGAGCAGATATTAAGTGGCAGTATAAATATATTGAAATTAAGAGAATTAACATATCAAATATATATGTCAAATATAGACATGAATGAATTAATTACATATTTATTAGAGAATTTATTAAAAGAAAATATGGAATTAGATAAGAAATATAATATTATAGATATATTTTCTAAATTTGATATTCGAATAAATCAAGGTAAAAGACAAACTTTACATTTAGAAGCATTAATATTAGAAATATATACAATTATATAAATTTATTTTCTTTCTTTATATATATATATATATTTTATATAATGCCAAATAATCAAACTATATCAGATTATATAGATTGTTCAGTTTCAGATGAGTATCCAAATACTAATCCATTTAAATGTCCTTATCATCCAGAAGCAGGTTGTACATTATCACGAATAATATATAATTCATTGAATGATAATGCTAGTATTGATGCAATTAATAAATTTAAAGAGGGTGTTAATCTACCAAAGAGAGAAGAAATGTTATGTAATATTGATAATAAATTATTAGTAGATAATGATAATAAATTAGTTAAAATACCTGTTTATACATATAAATTTAGGGATGATAAAGATAATATATGGAATATATTATCTGTTGATAATTGTTCTAAATTAGATGAACATAAAATAAGTAATGTATTTAAAAATAATGTAATGAAAATAACTTTTAAACAATCAGATATTGATTATGGATTACATATTTTAAACCTCGATGATGAAACAAAAAAGGAAAATGAAAGAGATATTATTAATGCATGTATAGCACAACAAAAATTACAAAATTCTTTTATTCCAGTAAGTAAAGAAGAAAGAATAATGGCTGAAAAATTGTTAAAAACTGCATCTAATTTATCTAGTCAATATTCAAATGATATCGCATATAATATTACAAATAATGTATTAAATAATAATATTCCAGCTAAAGCATATGAAACAACAATGAGTACTACACCAGCATCAATTATAGGAGCTATTGCTTTAGCAGGAGTTAAAGGTGCTTTGGATAATCTTGGTAATTTGCAGACAAATGGTAATAATGATCAATCTCAAAAAGATGTAGAAACATATGATGGATAGTTATTTTATGTATCAAAATAAAATAAAGAAATATAGATTTTTATTTTTCTTTATTTTTAATATGAGTAAATTAGATGATATCGATTATTTAACAAAATTAATATATGAATATTTATATCAAAAAATTCAATCTAGACCTATTGAATCAAAACCTTTAGATACAAATTATTTAGAAGATTTAACAATTGTCAAAAAAATATATGAAGGAAAACAATTATCTGAATTAGTAAATACAATATTTAATACAAATATATCTTATAATGGATATAATGAATCTGCATATAAATTTAAACGTGTTGAATCACCATCTACTGATATATTAATTAGACAATATGAAAAAAATGAAGAAATGAATCCAAATAATTCATTAAATGTTGATAAGATTATTAACTATTTATTAAGTGATTTAGTTATTCATAAAAAAACAAGAAATATATTATTAACAATTTGTAATGCTGATATACCAGTGAAAGAATTAGAAATGTTTATTAAAAAATATCCAGAAATAAAATTAAAAGATACAATTAGTGTTACAATTCGAGAACATTTTTATAAATTAGTTACTTTAAAAGATTACTTAGAAAAAGAAAGAAATTTAGAAAATTATAAAGATGCAATATTTCAAACATTACATTGTATAAATGTAATTCAATCAATGTATCCTTCGTTTAGACATAATAATTTAAATATTGATACTATATTAGTTTATAAATATAATGAAAAATCAGTAACACATACATTTGATCAAAAAAATTATACATTTAATTCAACAGGTGAAATAAAAATTACAAATTTTTTAAAATCAACAATAAAAGATGTTATTGAAAATAATAGTATAGAATCTGAATTACAAAAATCAAATAAATATTATGATATTGATACATTTTTACAATCAATGTTATCATTAGAATTACCAAAAGAAATTACTGAATTTATAAAAAGAAATCATGAAAAAGGGTTATCTGCTAGAGAAATATTATCAAGTGATTCATTATTTAATACAAAAAATCAAAATTCAGATAATGTTCAAATGGGTGGTAAAAGAAAAAATAAAAAATCGAGAAAATTAAGTTCAAGAAAATCAAGTACTAGAAAATCAAAAACTAATAAATATAGTATGACAAGTAAAGAAGTAGAAGAAATATTAAATATTGAAACACCTGAAGAAGATACATTAAAATTCTTAAATAAAAAATCAAAAAAAGATACAGAACCAAAAGCAGAACCAAAAGTAGAAAAAATAGAGAATAGTAATAGTATTGCTGATTTTTTGGGTAAAAATAACATACAATCAATGCAAACATTTAATGCACCAAATAATAAACCAATACCTCCACCTATTAAAATTCCAAATACAAATTTAGAATTAAAACAAGCAGAAAATGCACAACCTATTATTAAAGTAGAAGTACCTCCTACACCTATTGAGTCAAATACAATTGGTAGTTTATTAGGTAATGCAGATCAACCATCATCTGGTATTATGAATACATTTGGTGCAAATCCAAATCACGTAAATTGGAGAATAGCACCACGACCACCTACTGATGATGTAGTAGAAGAAAAGATAACACCTAAAATAGATGTAAATAAAACAATAAACCCACCTGTAGTTACTAGTGCTCATATGCATCAACCTTCAGCATCTCATGTTCATACTACTGCACAAGTTTCTATTCCAACTTCTGCTATTAATTCAGACAGTAAAGTAGAAAATAATCTTACAAATAATACATCAAATGAATTAACATTTGATAAGTTGCAACATATTTTAAATATGCCATCTACAGGTGAAAATTTATTATCTTTTCAACAAAGAGCATCACAAAGAGGTGGTACTGGAAGAGTTATACCAATATATAAAAGTATGAAAAATTCACCATATGAAAGTAATGAAACAAAACAAATTAGAAAAGAACGATATTTTGAACAAAACCCTCAAGAAAAACAAAATCCAAGAGAAGAAAAAGTAACATTAGTCAAAGAAGAATATCCAACTCACTCATCAAATGAACCCAAAACAGCATTCAAAATAGATATATTACCAGAGTTATTACCACAAAAACAAAGACCTTTACCACCAGCTCCACCAGAAAATGTAGTTAAAATGATTAATTATATGATTCCTAATACATATGGAATTCAACCAACTACATCTATAGCAGGTCAATTTTCTCAACCATCTGGTCAAGTATTATCACAAAATACATATAATATATCTTTAGCAAATCCATCAAGAGTTAATGAATTTAGAGAAGATATTTTACCCAGTAAAGATGAAACAATGTTAAAATATACAATGGCTACAATTAGTGAAAGAATAATTATATATCAATACATTCGATCTATATTAATAAGACAATCTGATGGTGAAAATATTAATTTTATGAGTAATAAATCACCTGAAGTAAGAAATTTATTAAGTTATTTACGAATATTAGATTTACAAGCAGGTAAACGTGATAGTGTTAAAAATAATTCATTAGGAATAGTACCGAAACGCTTGGTTATATATAGATCTTGTTATCCTATACGTGTTGATAGAGCAAATTACAATGTAGGTTGTGCAAAAAATAATATTGGTATTAATATTCGTGTATATCAAATGACAATAGGAGAAACACTTGTAAATAAATATAAAAATTTAAATTATAAATCATTTGAAACATGGAGAGATATATCATTATATGAACAATTACGAGACAATATAGTAAAACAACGATTATCACCTAATTTTGCAATGTTACATGCATATTATATAACAAAAGATACAGAAATAGATTTCTTAAAATTAAATAAAATACGAAACAAAGATATTGTACACAAACAAGAAAAAGAACAAAAATATGTATTAAATCAAATATATCAAAAAGAAATGCAAGAATATTTGGTAAATTTACAAAAATATTCAACTGCTGATTTAACAAAATTAGTTCAAGATTTAGATATTCATCAACCATCTGATAAATGTGTAATTGCATTAACAGAATCAGGTACACAAAATATCATGCAATGGGCTTCTAGAGAATATGAAGATAATGGTTTAGCTAAAAAAATGATCAATACAGGTTATCATGGTCATGATGTATGGATGAGTGTTTTGTTTCAGTTATATCAAGCCATGTTGTGTATGTACAAATTTGGTATATCGTATCATAATTTTGATATGGAAACTAATGTTAAAATAAAATCATTGAATTTTGATGATGCCAATAAAGGATATTGGAAATATGTAATTAATGGTGTTGAATTTTTCATACCAAATTATGGTTACAGTGTATTAATTGATTCTGGTTTTAGTGATTTATATGATGATGATGAAAAGACATTATATGACAAATTAGGAGAATCTACTCCAGTAAAATTATTACCACCATTATTTGATCGTATTGTCACATTAAAAATGGAAGATTTAAATAATAAATTAGATGATATTTCATATAAAGTATATTCAAATGATTTATTAATAGATCCAACTGAAGAAAAAGAATATGATAATAAATTGAATACACTTGGTAATATAAAAAATGTATTTAATGAAGAATTATTTACAAATGAACATTCATTGGTTGGTGGTATAAAACCAGATGATAAAATATTACAATTATTACAAAATATTAAGAAAGAAGTGACTACTCTAGAAAAAACAATGTTACCATTAGCAAGTGATAAATTTAAAAAGAAAAAAATGTCAGGAGTAATGCGTGGTGGTGGTAAGAAAAAAGTAAGAAAAAATAAAAAATTAAATGTAGGTGTAAGTACATTAAGATCAGAAATTCTAAGAGGTGGTGCTGATAATTTATCCGATTCAGATGACGATGACGGATCAGTATTTTATTCAGATGACGATATTAGTGATGATGGTAATTATCAAAATAATATAGATTATGATCAAATATATTTTAATCCTGGTGATAGATGTGAATTTATTGATGATCCAACATGGACAGGATATGTTTTATATAGTATTAATGAGAATTTTTATGTATTATGGGATAATGATAATACTATACATCCTCATGAAATTGATAAAATAGGTAAACTTCCAGATATTATAATAGAAAATGATGGTTATAATTTTAATTCAGTAAAAAAACATCTAATTAAACGATTTGCAGAATTAAGAGAACTATTAGTAAATGATGTAAATAAAAGAGTTATTATTGCAGGTACGACAGGATTAGATCCTACAAAACATGCATTAGGTACTGGTATAGCATTTAATAATTATTGGGCACCTTATTTTAATGATAATAGACAAGAATATAATCAAAAATTTATATATATTCAAAATATTATTGAAAATTTAATGAATGAATTTAATACTCTTGGTAATAATAGAATTCGATTAGGTTTAGTAGGTATAAATCAAGGTCTTAATAATCCTAGTGCAAATTTAATACATGTATGGGGTGCAAATCCTGGAAATTGGAATTTAGATGCAGGTTTAGAAATAAAGGGTTCAGGTCAAGCAGCAGTTATGGGTGTACAAGGACCAGGTGTATTTGGAATAGTTACAACGAATGTAACAAATGCTCAATTACCATTATTAAATGCACCATCAAAATATATACAACCAGTACAGCCAGTAACACCACCAGCACAACCAGCAACACCACTAGCACAGCCAGTAACACCACCAGTACAACCAGCAACACCACTAGCACAGCCAGTAACACCACCAGTACAACCAGCAACACCACTAGCACAGCCAGTAACACCACCAGTACAACCAGCAAC